TATCATTTTAAATCAATAGTTAATGATGATCTTTACTATTTTTCTGGAGATGATAAATCTGGATACGTTGCTACTTCTGCAAAAAATAATGGTGAAGTTATAGCTAGAGGTAAAACAGAAGAAGAAGTAGTTAATAATGTTTTTGATAAAGAAATAAAAGACAACAATTTAAATTTTGAACAAGATGAATTTGATCATTACGGTAGACCAATAGGTAATCCTAGTGCACATGGTATTTTTAATCACCCTAGTAAATATATAATTTCATCTGACAAAGGAGAGTATTCTTTACGTGTTATAAAAAATAACAGAGCTACATCTGTTGGTAGTACTTATAAAAGTTTTGATGAAGCAAGTTTTGCAGCATCTAAACATGACTTAGAAAGTTCTGGTAAACAAGAATTTACTGGCGAAGAAGCGTACCAAGAACTTGCAAAAAAGCTAGGTAGTAGTGAAGAAGCATCTATAGCTTTAGCTAAAGAAGGTGTAGTTGGTAACCGTCATAATTCTGCTGGTGGTGCTAATGCTGAGAAACCCAACTACGTTATTTTTGACGACAGTCGTATTAAAGTTCTAGCTAGCCAACCTAACCCCCTACCTCGTGATGCAAAAGCTTCTAAGTATGAGGCTCCAGAATCAAAACCTAAGTCTGCTAAAGACACTGAAGAGCTAGCTGCAAAGACTACACCTAAAGTAGCTGCTGCTTCTGAGAAGGTAGACCCACGTTCTATTGCTAATCAAGAAGAGTTTGATAAGCATGCTGCTGATATCTACGATAAGTACGGTGAAGAAGAAGCTGTTAAGTTCTTTGAAGACTACGAGAAGAACAAAAGGGAACAATCTCTTCCTATACCCAATGACTACAAGAGTCTTGATGATAGCTTTCACAAGATGAATACATTTCAGACTAAGGACAAGTCTGAATTGGTTACTTGGTATAAGAACACTGTAAAAGATGGCAAGATAACTAAGGCACAACTAGAAGACTGGTTCACTAAACGTGAACGTGGTGAAGAGCTTCCTCCTGAAGCTCAAGCTCTTCATGAAGCTGGTGATAAAGAACTGAAGGCTTTGATTAAAAAAATCAAAGCTAATGGTGGTGATGTTGGACAAGAGTTCACTACTGGTCAGTCTCGCATACGTCTGTGGGGTGATGTTGCTAGTAACTGGAAAGAAACAGTTACAGAGTTCTTTGCTAACAAAACTCCGTACACGGAGAAAGTAGCAGAGCAAGCTAATGCTGCTATGGAACGCAAGGTGTTTCAGCTTGATGATGGTCGTGTCATTGAGCTACACAAACAAACTAAAGACACAAAGACTGACACCCGTACTATCCGTAAAGGCACTGAAGTTTGGGAGTGGAAAAACGGTAAGAAGAAAATGATTGCTCATTCTGAGAGTGATCTTAAGCTTGGCGACAAAGTACCTTTTGGTGGTAGAGAAGCAACTATTGTTGATGGTAAGGTTCCTGACATTGAGTCTCATGCTCCTTATAGGTACTTGAAGGACTCTCTAGCTTCGCAAGCTTTGGCTATCATGGCTTTGCGTAAGCAATCTCGTGACCTAGAGTTTGCTAACAACTTAATCAAGTCTGAGTTGTTTAAGCAAGTTGGTCATGGACCTGATCAACCTCTTAAGGATCTACCTGATGGTTGGAAGGTTCCTGCTAGCCTAGATAAGATTCCCCAGCTAAGGGGATGGCACTTTGATCCTAAGACAGCAGCTATCATTGAAGACTTTGCTAAGGTTTGGGACAACCATCTGCTTTCTAAGATGAGCAATGCTGTGGTTAAGAACATGATGCTTAACCCCATCCCACACATCTTTAACGAAGTAATGCACCTGTGGAATGCTCGTGGCTTTACTAGTTGGGTTCCTCTTACTGGTGGTTGGTCTTCTCTTGCTTCTTCTGGTGGTAAAGCTTGGAGGGATGTTGGTAACCAAACTCAGTTCTATAGGGATGTTATTCGTGAAGGTGGTTCTATCCTTGGTGCTGATCCTAGGAACAAGTACTTTGATACCTTGCAAAAGGAAGCTAGCAAAGACTACTTCAAGACACCTGAGATGGAACGTAGCCTAGGTAACCTAGCTAAGAAGCTAGGTACTACTGTTGGTGACTTGTACAACGGTATTAGTAACAAGTCTCAACAAGCTATGTGGTTTACTCGTGATGTCATGTACGTACAATGGATACACGAGATCATGGGTAGACATGAGAAACGTACTGGTTCTAAGATGGAACTTAAGGATGCCATCATAGAAGCTGAACGACACATGCCTAACTACCGTATGCCTTCAGAGGTTCTTGGTAGCCGTGGCTTGTCTAAGATCTTGAGGAACCCTAACGTATCAATGTTCTCTAGGTATCACTATGGCATGGTGAAGTCTTTGGTCAACACTATCAAAGACATAAACCCACAGAACCTTAAGAGTCCAGAAGGTCGTAAACACTTCCGAGATGGTGTAGACTCTATGCTTGCTATTGGTGTAGCTATGGCTGTAGTCTATCCATTGATGGATAAATTAGCTCAAGCTATGTTTGGTGAAGGTGCTGAGCAACGTAGAGCAGGTCCGTTCCACTTGATCCATGCTGCTGAACAGGTTATCAAAGGTGAGAGGGATGCTAGTGCTTTGATATGGCCTGTGTTTACTTTTAATCCTATGTTGCTTACCCTTGGTCAAGCTGCTTTTAACAAGAACATTTTTACTGGTAAACAGATCTACCATCCTGATGATCCTGCTAAAGACATTGCCAAAGACCTTGGTACTTATGCTGCTAAGCAGATACCACAAGTTCCTTTGTTGATGGGTGTAGGTCAAGATGAAGACACTACTGGACAGCTACTTGCCAAACAGTTAGACATCAAGGTTAGAACCGAGAAGCAACGTGCTGCTACTGAGAAAGCTAAAGAACGTGAAAAGCGTGCAGCTAAAGCCCGTCTTACCAAGAGAGAAAAAGGAACTTATAAACCATGAACATCCTTCTTATTGATGCTGGTGGTGTGTGTTTAGACTTTGCACTTAGGTGCATAGATCATGGGCATACAGTACGTGCATACATTCGTAATAACAAGGATGGTTCTAGGTCTCAGGTAGGTGATGGTGGTCTTCTTAACCGTGTGTCTGATTGGGAACGACACATGGATTGGGCTGATTTAATTGTATGTACAGACAACACCTATTACATTCATCCACTAGAGAGGTACAGGGACAAAGGTTACCCTATCATTGGTCCTAGTATTGATACTAATCGTTGGGAAAAAGACCGAGAACATGGTGCTGAAGTTATGGAGAAGGCTGGTATTAAAACTATCCCTTCCCAGAAGTTTAAAAACTATGATGAAGCTATCACCTACGTTATTAAGAACAACAAAAGGTATGTATCCAAGCCTCTAGGTGACGGTGACAAGGCTCTTAGCTATGTGTCTAAGTCTTCTGCTGACATGGTGTTCATGCTTCAGAAGTGGAAGAAGACCAACGCTTACAAGGGTGAATTTATTCTTCAGGAGTTTCACGGTGGTATAGAAATAGCTGTTGGGGGTTGGTTTGGTCCAGGTGGCTTCTCTAAACACTTCTGTATCAACCATGAGTTTAAAAAGCTTCTAGCTGGAGACCTTGGGGTCTCTACTGGTGAAGAAGGAACCATTGTTTACTACCATCAGGAATGTAAGCTAGCTGATATGGTTCTTAAGCCATTGGAAGACTACCTCAAGGGACTACGCTACACAGGCTACATTGATGTCAACTGCATCATTGATGACAAGGGATGTCCTTGGCCTCTAGAGTTCACCATGAGACCAGGGTGGCCTCTATTCATGATTCAACAAGCCTTACACCAAGGTGATCCCGCTCAATGGATGTTGGACCTTATAGATGGTAAAGACACCCTACGAGTCTCTGACAAGATTGCTTGTGGTGTGGTGATTTCTATGCCTCCCTACCCTTTTGACAAGGGTACTCCTAAGTCTGAGTCTGCTGGTTATCCCATGTTTGACTTGACTATGGATGACGTTACTAGGAACGTACACCTTGCTGAAGTGATGTGTGGTAAAGCTCCTGCTATGGTTAAGGGTGAGGTCAAGCTCAACCAAGAACAGTTTGTTACGGCTGGTAACTACGTTTGTATTGTTACTGGTACAGGCAAGACTGTTGAAGATGCTCGTGAGCATTGCTACGACACCATTAAAAAGAAGATCCATATACCTAATAGCATTGGGTACAGAATTGACATTGGTTGTAGACTTTT